TTGTTTGGGGAGAAATTCGTATTGCCGTACAGTCAGACGAATTTCCTGATGTCCCCCAGGGGCAAGAACTTCCCAGAATTTATATCGTTGCTCATTCTGAGGAAACATTTCCTCCATACAACCATAGATATGTGTTTGACCATTTTGATATGCCTGAAGTTGACCAGTTGAAAGAAACAAGGTGACGACATGACGCGACGCAATAAGAACAATCCCCCGAACCAAGGACAAGAACCTGACGTGAACTACGAAGAGCGCTTGCATCAGGCTATCCTCTTGCGTCGTATCGGCTATGATTACGAAACGATTGCTAAGCGATGTGGATACGCTAGCAAAAGCACAGCATTTGATGCTATCAAGCGTGCAAGACAGAAGGCACTCAAGGAAGACACACAAGCGCTTGTCATGGTGCAAGCTGAACAGATTAACGCAGCACTCGTCATTGTCAATGAGCGTATCGCCAGGAATGACAAAGAAAGTTTGTGGGCAGTCGATCGATTAGTGCCGCTGTTGAAACGTCAAGCGGAATTGTTAGGGTTGGATGCAAAGTCAGAGATACCACAAGGTGCGACGTTGGTACGTGAAATCGGCGCGGAGGTGGACAAAGTATGAGCGATATTGAACAGCAGCGATTAGTGAACGCTGCGATCCGTATGGCATTACGATGGTTACTAAGTTTGCCTCCACATGGCGACGAAGGTCTTAATACGCTCTATGATGCAATGAATTATCGGTCAATCATGACGGGTGACGAAAAAGACCAGCTAGAGGCGATCTTAGAAGATATAGAAAGCGGTAAATTGGTTCTAGAGTGGCGTCTAAGAAATCCAGGTGAGCAGTTATGACCACATCCACGCAAGAATACATCATCCGCTATGTTCCGCGTGGCGTCGCTCGTGATCTGTTCGCCATGCGTGATCCAGAGATTGTGTTATCGGGTCCAGCTGGCACTGGAAAGAGCATGTCAGCTATCTATAAGGTTCATTTGGCAATGCTCAAATATCCCACAGCACGTGCACTCATGGTCCGCAAAACACGCCGATCACTCACAGAAAGCGCAATGGTCACGTATTGGGACAAGATTAGGCCAGATCTCGACGGTGTTGTCTGGAAATCGAGTGTGCAGCAATATCAATATCCGAACGGATCTATCCTGGCTGTTGCTGGTTTGGATAAGCCTGGTAAAATCATGTCGAGTGAATGGGATCTAATCTATGCCCAAGAGGCTACAGAACTTGAAGAGGTTGATTGGGAAAGTTGCACTATTCGTTTGCGTAATGGCAAGATGCCGTACCAGCAAATCATTGGAGATTGTAATCCAGGACCACCAACGCATTGGCTCAAACAACGCGCTAATGCTGGGAAAACGCTCATGTTGGAATCCCGACATGAGGACAATCCTCTGCTTTTTGACACAAATGGGATTATCACAACTGAAGGCCAGCGGTATATTGGTGAGGTTCTTGATAAACTCTCAGGTGTTCGATATGCGCGTTTCAGGTTAGGTCTATGGGCCGCCGCTGAAGGAATGGTTTACCAGGATTCCTGGGATAGAAGCAAAAATCTTATCAATCGATTCCCAATTCCTCCTGAATGGCCACGCTATCTATCCATTGACTTTGGTTATAATAATCCGTTCGTGTGCCTTTGGTTTGCGGTCGATCCTGATGGTCGTCTCTATTGCTATCGCCAGCTGTACAAAACACATCTGCTTGTTGAAGACGCAGCAAAGGAAATCAAGAATGTCAGCAGGTGGGGGACAAAAGATGGTGAGCCACTCCCACGAGCAATTATCTGTGATCATGACGCTGAGGATCGAGCAACATTAGAGCGACATCTTGGGCTCTACACCATACCAGCAAAGAAAACCGTATCAGATGGTATCCAGGCAGTAGCGACACGGTTACGTCCCGCTGGCGATGGAAGGCCAAGGCTTTTCTTTTTGCGTGATAGTCTCATTACTCCTGATCGCGATTTGGTTGACCGCAAGAAACCAACGTGCTTCGAAGAAGAAATCGAGTCATATATTTGGCGTACTGGCGGAGGTGTTGCTCCAAAGGAAGAACCGGTAAAGGAAGATGATCATGCAGCAGATTGTGTTAGGTACGCCTGCTCACATCTTGATTTGACCCCATCTGGCGTGAGCTATTTCAAAGATATCTGGAGGTGAGGTGAGTATGAATCCACAATCCCAACTAACGATCCAATCACTCGCACAAGCTGAAATGCCACAGGCCGATAGAGACCGCAAACTTGACATGCAAAATGCTTGGAAAGCGTATCATGGAAATCTGCAAAAGCCGCTCAAGGTCAGTGCGAACCAACCTGATGACAACGTTCTTTCCAATCGATGTGCCCCAATTGTTGACAAAGGCGTTTCATTTCTCTTTGGTCAGGTGCTCAAAATCGAAGCTGAGGACGACGTAGCAAATGAATATCTCAAAAACGTCTGGGGTGATGACGATGATCGCATGACGATGTTATCTCAACTCGCCATGAATGGCGGCGTGTGTGGGCAGGTCTTTGTCAAGGTTATTCTGCCAACAAATGATCAGCAATATCCTCGCCTTGTGGTTCTTGATCCTACGGTGGTAAGAGTCGTGACGATGCCAGAAGACTGTGAGATGGTTCTGGCATACATCATCGAGTATCCTCAACTCAATAACACGTTTGAGAAACGCCAGATTATTTCCAGAGTAGATCCAGACGGGATGGCTGATGATATCGGCGTTGATGATATGGACAGTACATGGACAATCATCAACTATGTGAGACGAAGTCAGGGCGGAAATGGAAGTTGGTTTCAAGTTGGGGAAATCGAAGAATGGCCGTATCCGTTTCCTCCAATCATCACTTGTCAAAACTTGCCGAATCCAAATGAGTATTGGGGCACACCAGACTTGACGCCGGATATCATTGACATGAATCGTGTCCTCAATTTCATCCAGAGCAACACGAGCCGCATCCTCAAATTTCATGCGCATCCGAAAACCTACGCCAGTGGTGTAGGTGCAGCGCAAATCAATGTTGGTGTTGATGAACTTATCTGCCTCCCAAATCCTGAGGCAAAATTGAACAATCTGGAAATGCACACTGATTTGGGGAGCTCGCTGAATTTTGCATCTGTGCTTCGTTCGGATATGGACGAGCAAAGTCGTGTCCCTGCCGTTGCTCTTGGTCGTCTCTCTGAGCTTCCCAAAGGCAATATTAGTGGCGTTGCTCTCCAGTTACTCTTTCAGCCACTCCTGGAAAAGACTGTACAGAAGCAGCGATTGTATGGTCGATTGATTCGTGAGGTCAGTCGGGTTGTTCTCGTGATCGGAAAAATCATTAACATTGAACGGTTCGCGGGTTACGGGATTGAGTTGCATTGGCAGAATCTTCTTCCAGTTGATGATCTAGCGGCAGCACAGACCGGTCTCGCACTGAAACAATTAGGTGTTTCACAGCAAACGATTTTACTGCAACTTGGCTACAATCCTGATGATGAAGCTGATAAGAGTCAACAAGAGGATGCCCAGAAACTGATGAATTGGAACCGCGGCCAGGGCATGCCCCCGATGATTCCACCAGTCCAACAGCAAAGCCAACAACAGTCACCATTTATTGGCCGGTAGGTGAGCGATGAAAACACTAAAGTGGAATGGCGAGCAATGGTACATTGACAATCGCAGCCTTTGGAAACGCTTTCGTCAGTGGATTATTTGGATCGGTGGTTGGGAACTCGCCAATGGGGAAGGATGGAGTTTTCGTAGTAGCTATGATAAGAAATTATGGATGAAACCGTACCCAATTTCTTTTTTTAAGAGCATTACGTTTTATGGGTGGGGATGGGAAGTAGTCTTGTTTAACCATAAGATGGTTTGGTCTCGTGATAATGGATTTTGTATCCAGATGAAGAATCGGACTGAAACTATGGCACAATGTAGCAATTGTGGTGATCCGATCCCGCAAGATACGCGATCCCAGACAGGTCCACTCGGAGATCCGATACAGTTATGTGGGTATTGCGATGGCCAAGGTATTGACGAGAGTCACGACTACTAAGAGATGAGGAGAGCAATGGAAAAGACTCATACAAGTCGCGTTGTTGACGCTGATACTGGAGATTCGATTGAGGGTGTTGTTGACATCCAGATTGAGATTGATGCGAATGACAGGCCATTTTCTGGTATTCCTGTTGTCACACTGAAACTGATAGCACGCTCTGATTTTGGTTGTATTCTCGAAGTTGTTCCCATTGAAACAACTAAAAAGGAATAATTCATGGCTACCAGCACCTTACAACGCATTATCAGCGACTACCGCTCTCGCATCGAAAAAGCGGAAGCGGCGGCTATGCGTGCGTTGCAAGATGCTCATACGGCCACGCTCCAAACCATTCAGCCACAACTGGATAAGCTCTATGGCCAGATTCAGGATAAGATTGATGCTGGCGAAGATGTACCGCTCTCCTGGCTCTATGAAGAAAACCGGTTAGAGATTATTCAGGGTCTTATCACTGGACAATTCTCGCATTACGGCGCGCTCGCACGATCGGTGGTCGCGCAACT